GTTCCTCTGGTGGTTATTAATTAGAAACACCAACCATTCTTTTTGTAAAAATAACAAGGAGTTCCGTGCTCATTCCATCTATTAGGTCTAAATGTAGGTCTATAGTAATGATGGTGGTGATGAGGTTCTTCGTGTCTCCACCTGAACTCCCTTTCAACTGGTTTATACCAGCAATTCCATCCAAATAATGCGTCGTGGACGCAATGGGAAGGTTCTACTTCGAACTCCCCTGATCTAATGTTGTGGTTGTACGATGCCATTGCAGGAGTACCTGCAAGGCAAGCAACAACAGCAATGGCAAATCGTTTCATTGTTCCTTATCCTTCTTCTGCTAGTTTAGCAAAGTAAGACAACGCATCATCATCTTCTGTGACAGAAGGTGTAGTGTCCACTGATTCACTCCAGTCTTTTGCTTTGACTGTAGATCCTAAGTTCGCTGCAACTTCCTCTTCTGGTCTAGGTGGCACCTCTTCAGCAACAGTCTCACGGTCTACTCGACCACCAAGAACTGCTTTCAAACGTGCTTCAAGATCTTCATATGACTTGAATTGATCAGGACTAGTGAAGTCACTTAGATTGTGAGCATCATTGTAGATCGCTTCAAGTTTAGCATCATCAAAATCACCTAGAGTATTAGGTGTGGTAAAAGTAGAATCATCATAATTCCAAAAACCAGCAACTTGCTTGATCTTCAATTTGAAGTCAGCACCCTTCCATAGATCGAAAGGATTGAAAGCGGGTTCTGGATCATAATCATTCTCATTAGGCTGCATCTTAGCCATAATCTTGTCAAAGATACGCTTGCCGTACTTGTACAAGAATACTTTGCCTTCATTCTCAGGGTTCAAGGGATCCTTAACAACATAGATGTTGCTGTAGTAGGAAAGCTTACGCTTCTGCTTACGAGCAGTATCCTTGTCTGCTTCACTTCCAGAGTTCCATAAAGAAGAGTTCAGTGCAGAAACTGGATCCTTCTGTCCGAGGGTTGTGAGAGAATTCTCAATGTACCAACCACCTGGTCCTTGGAATGCGTGACTCCAAACCTGTGCCCAAGGAAGGTCATTCCCCTCAGTCTCAGGAAGGAATCTGATAACAGCAAAGCCGTTACCTGACTTATCGACCTGTGGTTTCCAAAATCTTTCATCGACTTTGCGACCACCACTGGTCATTTTCTCGATTTCTTTGGTCAAGTTAGAGAACTTGCCAGACTTTTTCTTCAGTGATGAAAAAGACATACGTGTGTACCTGTATTTTGTAAGTGTGAATTTACTACCCATTAAGGGTAACATACTATTTAGGCTTCGTCAAGCTGCTTTTTGAAGACCCTTAACTTGTCCTCCATCTCTCCCAGAACGTCCTGTATAGTACGTCCTTGAGAGTAAACTTGGGACATTTTATCAAGTTGTGTCTTGATAATCTTGGCTTCTTCACTCTCGACTGCCATTAAGCATAGTCTAGCATAAAAGACCTTCTGCTTTGCAATAAGCATCATAGTCTTCTCCAGATGTTCTCGTTTGAGTTCATCTGACATAGATGGAAACTGAATGGATAACCGTGCTAGTTCGGTATACAATGTCTCCATCCCTTTTATCTCTTCTTTGACTTGTTCTGATTCGTAGAATTTATTACTCATATTGGAAGCACACCCCTTGTGGTGCGTTTAACGTAGTTTAGTTGTTGGGCATTAAACTTAATTTTGTCCTTCAGCGGTTTGCTGATCAACTTATTTACAGTATCAACCTCGATGTCCAGTTCATCGCAGACTACGATGACAGCATCGATGTAGTTTACCAACCCATTAGAATTTTTGACTACCTCCTCTACCATAGTAGAGAATTTCGCTTGAGTCATAAATTTTTCTTTAAATTCTTTTGTCATTTAATAGTAGCCATAAATTCATTGATGTACTCTAAGAGAAGTTCATAATAATAATTAAGGTCAGTCTTTTGAACGACCTGTATCACACCCTCCTCAGTCGCAATCAATGTGACAATTTGATCAACCTTGACACCACAACGTTCATAATACATTGCAGCATAAGCAGTTTCTTGAACAAAATAGTTCTCTATCCATTCAATCTTCTTTTCCTTGGTTGATGTCTTAAAGTCAATGACAGAGAGAACTCCATCAAATTCTGCTATACAATCAACCCTACCTGCCAAACAAAGTTTGTCGCTATAGAGAGGAGATTCAAGAAGATGTATATTGTTGATCCGATCAAGAGTGTCTTTGGCAGATTTGAATAAGAAACTAGCCAGAGGGTGCTTTTCATCGAATTTAACATCTTCGTTCTTTAAGTAACATTCTACCATAGAATGAAACTTATTGCCACGTGATGTTGCTCGACCACAAATTTTATTTGCGGTTTCCTCACCTACTTTGCGTCTCCACTTCAATATCTGATCTTTCTTACGGATACCTGTAACTGTAGTGACTGATGGGTACCATTTACCTTCAGATACCTCATATAACCGTCCTTTTTCCTTTGTAACAGCATTAAGCTCCGTCAAAGGTACGGGCGGTCCTACAGTTTTAAACATAATCAAAGTTGAGAGTTAATTTTAGCGATAAGGTACTCTCTGACTAAACCAGAGCGTACGATGTCATCAATACCGAACTCAATGCAGTCAAATGATGGCATTGACTGAATAATCTGTAAAAAGTCCAGAATACCAGTACGTTCGTTATTTTTGACAAGATCAGACTGTGCTATATCACCTGAGAAGATGATTTTACAGTTTTGACCTATCCTAGTGATTATACTATCCAACTCGTGAAAATTCAAGTTGCTGAACTCATCTACAATGATGATAGAGTTATCAAATGTAGTTCCTCTTATAAATGAGGTACTCCAGAATGAAATAGTATCTTGTGTCCTTAGATTGTCGTATAACATATCAAAGGCACTATCATCTGGCATCTCAAACATATACTTCACCATATTACGGTAAGGTATCTGATAGAGGTCAGATTTGTCTTCGTGGTCTCCTGGTAAGAATCCAATCTCTCTTGTAGGTACGAGAGACCTGACCATATAGACTTTTTCGTATGGAGTTCCTTCTTCTAATACTTGTTGTAATGCCAAGTACAAACTAATAAAAGTCTTACCTGTACCTGCTACACCGTGTAGAATTAGATGTTTGCCAGCAGCATAAGATTTGAACGCTCTCTCCTGATTAGAGGTGAGTGGTTCAATAACTTTTAGTTGGTCTATACCGATTGGCTTCTTCCTTCTCATTGCTTTAGCAGATCTGCTGTTGTTTTGAGAGGTAGTCTTACGCTTTTTAACTGGCATTTATGTGAATCGTGAAAGGTTTGCAGCGGGATGTGCTTTTTGGATCTTAGACATTACATCTTTAAATCCATCAGACTGCTTAGGTTTCCCATAAATGTGATTAGGTACTTGATTGCCAAAATAGCGTTCTAACTCAGGATGATCTTCTTTATATTTATCGAGATCGTGCATAGACATCATAACCTCGGTAATTTCACCAGTTTCTTTGTTTATAAAGTCGTAATTTGGCATTAGATCTTTAATAGTTTCGTATGAATACCGTATTCACCTCTACAAATAACATTAAATGCGAGACTAATACGTGGTTCCTTAGCATCGTCCTGATTACAGCGAGTAACTGAATGGATCAATTCTGAAGGGAATATGCATATCATACCACGTTCGGGAGATATTGCATAGGTTGTAGCATTATATAGGTTCGGATGCTGCAAGTGTGGTTCCAGCACAAAGTGTTTAGTACTATGGAAGGTAAGGTTACCACCACCAGGAGGTGCATTTAAAAAACATACACCAGAAAACTGAGAGTTGCAATGATCGTGTCCATTAGCTCTATCGCCAACGTACATCCAATTAATCCAACTATTAGTGATCTCTGGTGTATGTTTCTTAGGATCTATTCCTTGTATACCATACACATATTCTTGAACGTGTTTGTATACCCAAGTCTGTAACTGAGGTAACTCTTTTAATGTATGAGGATTACTGGTCACATTACCACTATTATTCTGTGGGTAATCCATCGTTTCCATATCATTTATTACATCGGTAACGTCAGGCATTTCACCATCGTTAGCAACATAAACTGGGGATGAGAATAGTGGGATTACTTCTAAGGGCATTAATCTATTCTTAGGCACGGCTGCAAATCGTCCCACCCATCGGGGTGTTCGTTCTTGTAATCGCAATCGCAATCTTCATCTTGAGTTGCAGTTTCACACCACCCTAACGCTTTAGAAATGGTTGGGAAGTTACAGATGAAGTGACGTTGACATAGGTTTGCTATGTCCATATGCTCCTTCTGTGTACCGTTTGCACTTCTTAGATTAATATAGTGCATCCAACTACGAGCACTACCTGTCATATACAAACGAGTTGGTGTTGCTAACGGGAGAACAAATCTCGCACATTCCTTCGCAATACCCTCA